AATAATATAATAACCGTAGTATTATAATATAATTTGATGCAAGGTTACATGGAATTGTAGGCAAAAATAACAGTAATAATTGGTGAGTTTATAAAATGGTAGTTGTTGAAAGTAGGCAAAAAAAAACCACGCTTTAAAACGTGGCTTTTTTGGTGTGGTGTTAGTTTAGTTTATTTTAATGTTTTATAATTACTTTCATATGCATTTACATTTGTTTTTATTAATGTAATTGATTGACCTTTTAAAATTTGAATGTCTTTAGCAAATGCAATAATTTCATAAGATTCTACTAAAATGTCCTCAAATTCTGAAACATTACTATCCGTTTTATCATCTACATAAATTTCTGCAACTTTGCCGTCAATTACATTTATTTCAATATATTGTGATTTTGTTTCAAGTACATAATCAAAACCTAGTACATTATGTACTAATTTTTCTTTATGTTCTTTATTTTGATATAAAATCATTGTTGTTGTCTCCGTTTGATTAAGACTGCCATTTTATGGCAGTTTCGACTCATAAAGTCTCTTCAGTTAATCTATTTATTTAAATACTCATTTAACTCATTTTGATTTGATTTAATGAGACTAAATATTTCTTCTATAGTATCAACAAAAATCATTATTCCATCATCTGAACTATTAAAACTGTTATATAAATTAAAAGTATTAAACTCTTCATTATCTAAATTATCATTTTCAGAGTTTGGAAAATGTATTGTAATATTTTTTTGTTCATCTTTTGAAAGTATACTATATGATGGACATAAATCATTATGCCAAGAACTATCCACAAATCCAAAACTTTCAAAAATTTTATTATTTATATCATAGTTATTTATATATTCTTTTGAATCTTTAAATATTTCTTTCATGTTATTTAAATATTCTTGCCTATCAATTGCTTTCATGTTGTTGTCTCCGTTTGATTAAGACTGCCATTTTATGGCAGTTTCGACTCATAAAGTCTCTTCAGTTAATCTAATGTCTAATATTTGGAATTAATGTAATTTTATTAGTAAATCGATCAATTTTATCTTTAAAAACCTCACCAAATATTTTACCAAATGCATTACCTTCTTCATCTTGTGATAATTCAATTTCATCGTGTTGATTAAATGTTTTTAAGAAATACGTCAATTCTTCAATAGTATCAATAGTACCTCTTTCGTCAATAGTTTTCATAATTCTATTATATTTACTATCTTCGTATTGTTGTTGTTCAATCTGCAATTCACGTTTTATTTTATAGTATTGTTGTATTTTTTTTTCTTGCTCTTTTTCTTGCTTTGTTTTAGCATACGGATTATTAATGCAATTCTTACCTAATTTAGTTAATTGATAATAACCTTCTTTAGATACTTTTATTCTACCTCTCTTTTTTAAATCAGATAAAGCATTACTATAATATCCAATTGTATACTTACGATTATTTAAAGCACATATAAAAGTAATTAGTTGTTTATTTCTTAGCTTTGGTGTTTTATCGATATATTTAAATATCTTAGTCATTTTTGATTCTTTCATGTTGTTGTCTCCGTTTGTTTTATTGTTCACTACTCAATAAGAATAGTATAAAGATAAAAAAGATTAAATAAATAATTATATTCATAATTTAATGTTTAATTAATCCAATTCTATTTGTTGCAATCATTTTCATATCATTAACTGAGCAATCAACAAAACGAGCTTTTTTTAACTCTTCTTTATTATCAAATATGACTGCTTTTTTGTCAGTTGGTTCTATTAAATGATCCATTTTACCACCTAAAGAAAAACAAAATATAAAGTTTTTCGGTAGTGTTACGGCTTTGAATAATGGAACACTTTTTGTATATCCATAAAATACTATGTTTGGATTTTGCTCTGCTATTGTTATCCATTGCTTTAAATATCTTAATGAATAAAAGTCACCACTTGAATGTATCCTAACAAATTCAACACGTTTTGCAATCAATTCTGATTGGATATGCATATGAAACTCATTCGGCTTTTTTGTTAGTTGATAGTTGAATTCGTATTTCTTTTGAACATTTTTATATTTATATGTTCCTTTATCTGCATAGCATATTTTTATGCAATCTTTAGCAAATGGGCAAGAATTAACGGCCGTTAAATTAAATTCATATAAACGTACATTATTTAATTTAGCAGTCTTTTTTATTTTACGATTAGTATTAGTTAATAGATTATACATTAGTTGTCTCCGTTTGTTTTATGTGGTGTTTTGATTGCCTTACTACGTGCAATTATTGTTGCTTAAAGTTACAAAAATGCAACCAATAAAACTACTAATTTGTCAACACTTGTTTTAATACAAATCTTTAGTGCAAACAATTCTAAAAAGAGAATTACTAGGAATTTGATTGATATATTCTTTTCCACATCATTCCACGTTTTAAAGTTTTATCGTCGGTTGGAAATGGATTTAATATCCAATTCTTTTAATATGGCCTTGTTTTGGTTTGGACACACCAAGGCAGCCAGGCAGCCATGCTACTTACCGTCACTTAGAATTTTTTAACCTATTTTTGTCAACACTTTAATATTGTAACTTCAAGCAACAAATGGAAAGCTATTGGCACAACCTAACGGATGCGGATGCTGATAGGCTAATCGAAGCAATTGACCAAGCAGACGAGTATCTGCAAAAGATGATAGTTTTTAGGACTGGCTTGATTCCACCACACTTGCGATGGCTGCAAACATCCGCGCATCAGTTCTACGACTTACTAAGTCCACGAGAACTCCAAGTGTTCCAACTGCGAATTCGCAAACATACCTTTCCAGAGATTGCCCAAGTCGTAGGCGTAACTGAGTCATCATGCAAAGTATACTGGAGACGCACCTTGAATAAAATCACCAATGTCATCGAACAGAGTAATAGTGATGAGTAGAAAAAAAGTAAATGTTAGTGCTGATAAGGTCAAGATGCTTGCTTCCTTCGGCTGTTCAACAGTGGAGATAGCAAAATACTTTGAATGTGATGCATCAACAATCCGCAAACGCTTTAAAGATGTGATTGCTGCTGGTAAAGAAGAGATGAAATTTAGTTTGCGTAGGTCTATGTGGACCAGCGCACACGAAAATGGATCGGTAGCAATGCAAATCTTCCTGGCGAAAAATATTTTAAATATGAGTGACAAGACTGCAATTGACATGTCTGGCAACTTAGAAACAGTGTTAAAAGAATGCGGATTTGAGGATAATCCACTTGTTAAAGCAAATAATAAACAGAAAGAAGCTATGGAGTCTCTTGGGGTACAACCCAACTCCACAGCAACAGGCATATCATAATTCCAAGAAAAAGTTTCGTGTAGTGTTAATGGGCAGACGCTCTGGCAAGTCCTGGAGTGCTGCACATGAGATTATGCCTTGGCTTTTGACACCAAACACGCGTGGTTGGATTGTCGGACCTAACTATAGTTTAGCAAACAAGATTGCCAGAGAAGTAAAGCATATGATTATGCATAAGCTAAAACTTCCCATTGAATCCAAAAAAGAGATTAGTGGTGACTTGTATTACATGAAACTTTCTGGTTTAAATAGTGAATTATCTGTGAAGAGTGCAGACAATCCAGATTCATTGATTGGCGAAGGAATAGACTATCTAGTAATTGATGAAGCAGCCTTAATACCACGAAGTACATTTGAAATGTATTTACGACCAACACTATCCGATCGGCAAGGTTGGTGCTTATTTCTCAGCACGCCAAGAGGTTTCAATTTTTTACATAAATTGTACGAATTTGGAAAAAGTGAAGAGCATCCAGAGTGGGAGTCGTGGCGTTTCCCATCCACACTATCACCGTACTTCAAAGATGACATTGAAGAATTAAAACGCACATTAACCAAGGAGACATATGCCCAAGAATTTTTATGCGAATTCCAAAGTTACTCAGGTAAGGTCTATCCGATGGACCGATTTACCCAAGTCACAGAAAAAGTGCAGTACGATCCATCCAAGCCAGTGTACGGTGGTTTGGACTTCGGATATCGCCATTCCTTTTTCATTTGCGTCCAGTTGCACAACCAGTCAAAAGGTTTTGCCGATGTACACCAAATAGACGAAATCAGCATGAAAAACACAAAAACAGAAGATTTTGCACGTAAGATCAAAGCCTTGCCGTATACCTTTACTGGCATATGGGGCGATCCAGCAGGATCTGGCACAAATTTGCAGTCAGGAATTTCAGATATAGCTGTATTTAGGCAAATTGGTTTACGAGTCAACATTAAACGCGATGCAGTGACTCGAAATGTAGTGTCTGGAGTATCCCATGTACGCAGATGGTTTGAAGATGCCAATGGTGATCCGCATTTCTTTATTCATCCCAAGTGTAAAGAAAGTATTCAATCGTATGAAAACTATCACTATCCAGAACACCGAGAAAACAGTGCATTGCGCCATGAACCACAAAAAGATGGCAAGTTTGATCATTGTTGTGATGCCTTGCGTTTTCTGCTTACCAATCTCTTTCCGATGCGCTCCAGATCTGCTGGTGTCATCGATTGGATGTAATAATAGTATGCTAACTATTCCTGATCTAAGTATAGGTGCAGTCAATGATGCACTGAAAAATCAATTACGATATATCGAGGATGAGCGTGTAAAAGAACGTGATTATTTAATGGATTGGTACGAAGGTATCAATATTGATGACTACGTAGCGCAATATTTTGGACGAGAAACGCTACGTCAGACAGTGATACCGCAAAACAATCTTACCAGACGTGTTTGTTCCTTACGTTCCATGACGTACAAACGTCCACCACGTATGAGAGCTAGTGAAACGTATCTGTCGCTGATTGACAAGCATAATTTAAACGCACAAAGGCGTATGCTGGAACGGTTGACCTTTTTGTTAGGCAACATGGCTTTCCGAAGCAAGTGGAACGAAGTAACAGGCAAGTTAGAATACGAAATACTTTCACATTTTGAACCATTGTTTATTGCGGGTGGTTCGCGAGATACTCCTGTAGGTGTATGTTATCCAATTGAGTACCAGGGTAACGCAAGATTAGAAAGTCCACTGCATGCTGTATGGACACATGAAAATCATTATTTCT